CCGGCTAATTTACATTACCGTACCAAAGAAACGACTGATTATGGCACTGGTGCACAGGGACAGGGTGCTGCAATGGGCGATTTACCGAAAGTTAAATCCTTTGTATGAAAAGACATATATTTACGACAGCTACGGCTGTATCAACAACAAGGGAAAGGAAAAGGCGGCGAAGCGGATACAATACTGGCTGAGACAGACAGACCGAAAGGGGAAACGGTATTACTGTCTGAAACTGGATATATCCAAATTTTTCTACAGGGTAGACCATGAAATTTTACTGGAAATTTTGTCTAAGAAAATAAAGGACGAAAGAATCCTGCAACTGTTGGAAAAGATTATCAATTCTGACAAAAGGGCGTTTGGTGTGCCTCTGGGAGTAGAGCCGTCAGAAATCGATCCGAAGGATATGCTGTTTGACAAGGGTATGCCGGTTGGAAATCTGACATCGCAGATGTTTGAGAACGTCTATCTAAACGAGGTAGACCAGTACATCAAACACGAGCTGCACATTCATTACTACGTCAGATATGCGGACGATATGCTTATCCTGCACGATGACTACAGGGAATTGGTGGAATACAAGAGGAAAATAGAGGCGTTTCTACTGGAACGGTTGAAACTGAACCTGAATAACAAAACAACTATCAATCCGACAACACACAATATAGATTTCGTTGGTTTTATCATTAACAAAGACGAAATCCGCTTGCGCAAAGCAACCGTGCGAAGAATGAAAGTCCGTATGAAGTACGTCTTGAAACAGTATGAAAACGGGGAGATAACGAGGGATAAAGTCAATGCAACAATGCAGAGCTATTTCGGAATGGTATCCCACTGCACCAACGAGGGGTTGAAGCGGTGGCTTTTAGATCATGCCGTCATGCACTGCACGGACGCAAGCAGAATGAGAGCGAGGGAGGTGGAAGCGTGACAACGCTGGAGGCGGTGGATAAGTTGGCAGATGTCATCAAAGACATGGCGGAAATCATCTACCAGATGACGCTGAACATGGAGCAAAGCAATATTGCAAACTGTAGCGTGGTAGATGCGGCATTGTTACAGAAAATGGAGGAAACAGCGGAAAAGATGAAAGAGGCTGTGAAGTTTTAGGGGAAATCTATCGGGGGTTTAGGGGATGTGCTGCGGGGAAGACAGCAGGAAGGAGAACACATGAACGAATTGAAATTAAGAGTAACTATAATCACGTCAATCATATTTAATTGCTTGGGGATATTGGCAATACCGGTATTGTGTTTACTCCCTTTAAATCTCATTGATTACTGGACAGGCATCAGGGCGGCACCATACCGGGACGGGACATCGGAGCGACCTGTGAAATCTTACAAGAGTATCACAGGAATCAATAAAAAAGTATCCATGTATCTGCTAATTATGGTGGGGTGGATTATGGACAAACTCATATCCTCATCACTGGCATACATTGGGATAAAGCTGGGTGTCAACGTATTTGCCATCACGATAGCCTGTTGGCTGTGTTTTAACGAAACAATATCCATCGTCGAGAATATGGAGGATGCCGGGGACAGCATTCCACCATTTCTTATGCCGCTGTTGCGGCAGATAAAGAAACAAATCAACGAAGCCGGAAAAAAGTCCGGAGAAAGCGAGGGTAACGATGAAGAAAATTAAAAAAGTAACCGTTCACGGTGGTCACAATCCGTCCGGAAAGATAGCATGCGGAGCCGTGGGGATTTTGGACGAATCAAAAGAAGACAGAATCATCACAAAAAAAGTGGTGGCATTGCTTGAGAAAAACGGAATCAAGGCGGTAAACTGCACCGTGGATAACGGAACAGGACAGACGGACGTATTGAAAAAGATTTGCGCCAAATGTAACACACAAGCGGATGTGGATTTGAACATATCCATTCACTTTAACTCTGGAGCAAGTGACAAGACCGGGAACGGAAAGACAACGGGGACAGAGGTGCTTCTGACTGCTAACGAATCCGATAAGGGGGACGTTGCAAAGCGTGTTTGCAATCAGATGGAAAAACTGGGCTTTACCAACAGAGGGGTAAAGGTAAGTAAAAACCTTTATTTTCTCAATCAGACAAAAGCCCCGGCGATTCTGGTAGAGGTGTGCTTTGTCGATGATAAGGACGACGCAAAACTGTATAACAAGGATAAAGATGCCGTAGCCGAGGCGATAGTGAAGGGCATCCTAAACCACAACAAAAACTGTTAAGAAAAAATGTGTCCTAATTGGACACAACAAAGGAGCGATGTCAAAATGGCAAATGATGACTACTTTATACTTGCCTATAAGATATTGTCGTATTTTTACGACTGTCTAAAAGGCAAAAAGAAACTCGATTTTGAATACCTGCAACCGATGACAAAGGATTTCCCCATTGAGGAGGGATATTTTGATTACATCATAGAGAAATTGTATACAGAGGGGTATCTAGAGGGTGTTATGTTACTTAGTGTAACGGGATGTCCTCATAGCAAAATAAAGTATACAGAGGCGATGAGAATAACGCCGAAGGGAATAGAATATCTCATGGAAAACTCTACGATGAGCAAAGCAAAAGATTTTTTAAAAACAATTAAGGAAATCACGCCGGGATTGTAACACAAGGAGATGCCAAGAGCATCAGATAGGAGGAAAAAAATATGGCAACAAAAACAAAAGTAACAGAGGAAACAGTGGCAACAGAAAGAAACACGGCAACAGAGTACAAGGTGATCGGTGACAGATTCAAAGAAAAGAAAGCGGCAGACAAGGCACTGGGCGAACTTTTTGCCAAAGGATTTAAAGGGGCAAGACTGATTGTACAGGGGACAGAGTTTGTGATCCTTTTTGGAACGTACGGGAACGCACAGACGGCAAGGTTGAATCTGGAGGCTGTGAAAAAGGCGGGTATCAACGCAAGTATTACAGAGTGATACTGTATCAGGAAACATAGGAATAATTAAGCCGGAGCGTATGCTCCGGCACTTTTTAAGAGAGTCAAAAAAAAGTAAATTTACATGAAACGGAGGTTGGTAGAATTTGAAAAATATAGAAATCAACAGGATATTGGAAATTGATGAGAGTTTCAAACTGCCAAAAAGGCTCATGGAAATCTTACTTGATGAGAAAGAAAAAAACAGAATTATGGACGAATTCATGAAAATAGGCGAGGGGCTGGATTATGATTGGTTTACGGAATATTTTGAGGAGGAACACTCAAATAAGACAAAAATGCATCAGGATTTTACACCGAAATCTGTAACTGACATTATTAAGGAAATGTGTGGAAAAGCGGAACGAATCGCAGACATCTGTGCGGGGACTGGAGGGCTTACAATAGCAACATGGAATAATAATCCGGCTGCGTGGTTTCACTGTGAAGAAATATCAGAACGCGCTGTGCCGATATTGTTGCTTAATATGGCGGTTCGTAACATGAGAGGGGAAGTTGTTCAATGCGATTGCTTGAACCGACAGATATCGGCGGTGTACAAACTTGGAAGAGGAGAAAAGTACAGCCGTATTTATGTTTCAGAAACAACGGACGACAATCAAAAATTCGATTTGGTCGTACAAAATCCGCCGTACTCTCTCCCGTGGAAATACGACAAAAACAAGAAAGATGAGAGGATGATATTTGGATACCCCCCCACAAGCCGTGCAGATTATGGATTTATTCAGTACGGCCTATGGTTGCTCAATGAATCGGGGACAATGATTTCGATTGTACCGCATGGGGTATTATTTCGAGGAGCAAGGGAATTAGAAATCAGAAAATCAATCATAGAATCCGGAATGCTTCGGAGCGTCATCGGTTTACCAGACCATCTTTTTTTGAATACGGATATTCCAACTTGTATAATGGAATTTAAAAAATCAGAAACAGTGCTGTTTGTTGACAGTTCAAAGAATTACAGGAAAGATAAAAAAACAAACGTCATGGAGCATGAGCATATCAACAGGATTTTGGAGTGTCTTCGTGCGAGAACAGACAGGGAAAAGTTTTCTCATGTTGCGTTAAAAACTGAAATAGTTGAAAATGACTATAATCTCAATATACCAAGGTACGTTGATACATACGAGCCGGAACCGGTTCCAGATCCTGTCGAAACATTGCAGGAATATTTCAGAATCTGCAAAGAGATTGAGAAAACAGAAACGGAACTTTTGAAATATGTGGAGCAGATGCACGGAACAGACGGAGATTCAGAAATGGAACTGAAACAAATCAAGAAAATTTTACGGGAAAACACAAAGAAAACGAACTACAAGCAGGAGGTGTTGCACTTTGAATAATTCAAACTATAAAAATGTTGGAATATATGACATATGCAACATAGAACGAGGGAAAAATAGAATGTATGCGAAAGGAACAGTGTATATACGTCTTTCCGCTGCGGATGGAGAAGTGCATATTCTGGAAGATGATGCCGTGATTAACGGCGATTGTGCTGTGATTGAGCCGAAAAAGTTTATTCCCCCATATTATCTTCTTTGTATTATTCGAATGGAATTTACAAGTTTTTACAATAGGTACGTTGGTTCTAATATCAACGTACAGTTTGACAGTTTGAAATATCTTAGAGTGAATGTACACGAGGATATCGAAACGCAGTATTATTACAACAATCTTTTTCTGACTCTTGAGAGAGAAAAAAAGGAAGAGGAGCGTCTAATTGTGGCACTGCAAAAGGTTAAAAGTTCAATGTTGAGTAAACTTTTTGTATGAGAAAATATTAGCCGGGGCGTATGCTCCGGCACTTTTTTTATTGCACTTTTTTGGAAAAAATTAAAAAAGCAGTTGACATATTTATAAAGATATAGTATAATTATATTGTAATCAAGTAAGGGGCGACAGTAGAAAGGAGCATAAAAGAACCCCCATGATAATAATAAAATTGATACTGGCAATATTGATTATACTAGAAACTTTTCAAGACATAAAAAAAGAGGTTGGCTCCGACCAAGATGACAACCTCAAACAGTAACTAGCTAACCAAGCCCCTTACTTGATTACATTATATCATGGGGAAATGAAAAGTCAATATAGGAGGTACAAAGCAATGGAGAAAAAAGAAAAAAACTTTGACCAGACCATCTACAAAAACAACTACAACAAAGAAAATTACGACAGGACAACTTTAATGTTGCCGAAAGGAGGAAAAGAAAAATTAAAGAAAAAAGCGGCATCGCAAGGAATGAGTGTAAACGAGTACGTTATCAACTTGATAAACACTTACGAAGACGGGAGTACAGATGCCGACGAACGAAACGAGAGGAAACACGAGGGAATAAATATCGGGGAAAACATTAAAAAGGCAAGAAAAGAGGCTGGATTTACGCAGAAAGAACTTGCAGACAGGTTGGGAGTGTATCAAAAAGACGTTAGCAGGTGGGAAAACGGAAACAGAAAAGTTGAGGCGGAAGCGTTGGCTAGTATATGTAGGGCATTAGGGGTATCAGCGGATAAACTACTTGAATTAACAGGGGACGAAACAGCAGGTGAGTGACAGATTAGACAGGCGTTTATATTGACATCTTTGGAGAATACCAGAGCCTTTAAAGGAAACGCCAGTGATGGAGGGGTAAGGCTGGCGTTCCTCTTTGGAGGGTATGGCTATGGGGAAGAAATTTAGACAACTGACATTTAATGACAGAATGAAAATTGAGGTGTTGCTCAAGGCAGGGCATACGGTAAAGGAAATAGCAGAAATCACGCATTTCCATATCAGCACGATTTACAGAGAGTTGAAACGTGGAACATTTACCGCAAGAAATTCTGACGAAACAACGGAAGTCAGATACAGCCCAGACATCGCACAAGAAAAACGAAACAGACAACTGGCAAACTCTGGGCCCGATTTAAAAATAGGGCATGAGATAGAATTTGCTAATCGAATCGAAGAGATTATATTAGATGATGGATACAGTCCGGAGGCGGCTTTAGCAAAAATGAGAATGGAAGGATATGCGTTTACTATATGCAAGACGACGCTGTACAGTTACATCGACAAGGGAATCTTTTTGAAACTGACAAACAAACAACTGCCAGTAAAAAGGAAAGACACGAAACGGGCATACAGAAAGACGTCTGTAAAGAGAGCAAGCAAGGGCGAGAGCATCGAAAACCGACCAGAGGAAATAAAAGACCGTGGAGAATTTGGACATTGGGAAATGGACACGGTTGTCGGAAAGAGAGGTGTATCTAAAAAGTCACTTCTGGTACTCACGGAACGTAAGACAAGGAAAGAGGTCGTTATGCTATTAAAAGAGCATACAGCGGCAGCAGTCGTGAGAGCGTTAGACAAACTGGAGAGGAGACTTGGAGAGTCCACTTTTCGGAAACGGTTCCGGTCAATAACCGTAGACAACGGAGCGGAGTTTCAAGACTCTGAGGGAATGGAAAAAAGTAGAAGGAGTGAACAGAAAAGAACAAATGTTTATTACTGCCACCCATATAGCAGTTGGGAACGTGGGAGCAATGAGAACCAGAACAAACTTATCAGGAGGCATATACCGAAAGGGACAAACTTTGATGATAAGACACAGAAAGACATCGACAAGATAGCGGACTGGATCAATAACTATCCGAGGAGAATGTTTGGATTTAAGACATCAGAGGAACTTTACAGAGAGGAGCTTGCTAAAATCGTTTAAGTGGTGTACTATATTTTGTATTAAAAAGTAGAAAAATTTTTTTGCATCTAATGTTGACTTTTTCAATTCAAAAATTTATGAAAAAATACTCTTTGAATTCTGCGCAAAATGATATATAATAAAAACGTGTACGTTTATTTTTAATGAAAAACGGAAAAAATAG